TTGACCGAAATATCTTTTACCTTTGTGCCAGGACAGGCAACCTATTCTATAAGTGATATAACGCCAGCAGATATAGTTGCAGACCGAGTGCTGGATTTGAGCTTTGCAAATTATACAGTCCCGGGTACAGGCCAGGGCATTATCTATCCTATGAAGATAATTAATAAGGCGCAATATTTCGGCGTTACACGCCTTTTACCCCTTAACACACGCCCCGGATTTATCTTCTTAGACAAGCAAGCACTAGAAAGCTTTGTGACTACATATCCCGCACCCGATCAGCCTTATCCTTGTCTATTGGGTGTTAAATGCATGATAGATACTTTAGTTGAAAATCAAAGTTTATCAGCGCTTCCACCATTTTATTATGGATTTTTAAAGTATGCCCTAGCACGAAAGTTTCTGTCCTATTATCCCTCTGGAAATTGGCCTGAAACATCAGAGGAAGAATATAACGATTATTACAACGTGATTAAGAACGCGAATGAAACAGATATAACTATTCGTGAGAGCGCTATTTTAAGCAGGCCAGAGCCTTTCTACTGGCAAAATATATTGGCTTACTAATATGACGAAAGCAGAAGACTATCAAATAGTAGGGAGCTACAACAACCAAAGAGTAAGCGAAATATCTGCTGAGCGCACCGTAAACTTGTTTGAATATATCGATCCAGAGGCTAAGAAGCCAAAGGTGTTACTGTCAACCGCAGGCATTGTGGATGTAGATTTGGACTTCGGCACGGAGACAGGCGGGTCGCGCAATACCTTCACATTTGGGGATAGTATTTATCAGGTATTTGGAACATCAGTATTTAGAATTACAGGAACAACCGGGTTTTTGATGACGACTAAAATCGGAACAATTAACCCAGGAGTAGGGGCATCAAGCTATGTTGGAATTGATGCGAATACCTTCCAGGTAATTTTTGTAGATGGCACGCAAGGTTGGATTTATGACACCCAGACGAGCCTTTTTGAACCAATAACAGACACGAGCTTTCCTGCAAACCCAATAGATGTTTGCTACATAGACGGTTTTTTTATAGTAGCCCACGGCGGCACAAATCAGTTTCAAATGTCTATGTTTAACCAGGGGCTTGTTTGGGGGCCTGACTTTACAAGTGGTACCGGAAACGCGTTTGTGGCTACAAGCGGGGCATCGCCTAACTTGGTATTAAGTACAGGAACAACACTTAATTATCAGGTTGGAACGCCCATACAATTTAATGGAAGTGGGACATTGCCCGTAGGCACACCCGCAATATCAAAGGGCGTAACCTATTATGTTAAAAGCGTTGTAAATAGCACAACGTTTACAATATCCACAACTCCTGGTGGAACGGCAATAACGTTTGCAACCACCGGGACCGCGCCCATATTTGTCACGAATAATGGGCAGTTACAATTAGGCACGATTACAAGCCATCCAGGTAATATCGTGGCATGCCGAACATTACACCGCAGAATATTCTTTTTTTCTGCGAACTTTACGGAAGTGTGGGAAAACGCAGGAATTGGCACAAACCTGCCCATAAGGCGCAACAATTCATTACTTATGGAGGTTGGGACGCCCGCATTAGGAAGCGTGCAGGTTGGGTTTGACCGGATGTTCTTCTTAGCGCAAGACCGTGACGGCTTAGCAGGTGTCATGGAGGTTCGAGGTACTGAATCACTGCTAGTAAGTAACCGTGCGCTTGACTTCCAGTTGGCGCAATATGCTGCCGATCCCTTAACAGGAGTGGCAGATGCAAGAGGTGTATTAATCAAGGAAAATGGGCTTATTTTCTATAGATTAAACTTTACCCTTGCAAACCATACCTATGTGCTAAATGTGACAATGAGCACACCACAAGACGTTTTATGGCATGAAGAAGAGGTATTAAGCGGCGATAGGCACCCCGCACAATCGCATGCCTATTTTGACGGGGTAAACTATTACGCTGACTACAAACAGACTCTTTTTTATATGGTTGATAGTAGCGTGTCTACGAACAACGGCGAAGCAATAAAGCGTATGCGTATTGGTAAACAAATGACGCCAGATGGATATAACAGACTTCGAGTAGATAGGTTTCAGTTAGATCTCGTACAAGGCCAAGAAGACATAGAAACAATAATTGATGTGGATTTATTAGCCGAAACAGGTGTAACAATTACTACAGAATCAAGCATAGACATTATATTAGACCAAGGACAGGTCATAGGAGGAGGGCAACCCGTTGTTTTTCTATCCATTTCAAAAGATGGCGGACAAACCTATGGAAACCGACTACAAGGAAATATGGGTAAATTAGGTGAGCTAACTTTTCGTACCGTTTGGAGAAAGTTAGGAACAACCCCACGTGGCCAAGGATATACGCCAAAGATTGAATTTTTTAATACGATTCAGTTTGTAGTACTTGGAGCTGCATGGGCCTTTGAAATGTTGCCGGAGTAATCATGGCTAGAGACTTTGATAACTTCCCAACGTATGACCCAGTAATAAGGGATGAAATTTACCTAAGCAGTATGTGGGCTGATTTTATGGCCACGTTTGTTGAAACATTACAGGGTTATTTGTCCCAAAGTGGGATGTTTGTGCCTGTGCTAACTCAAGCTCAGCAAGATGCAATACAAAACCCTGTGGAAGGGCAAATGATTTATGTGTTTAATACGAGCCTTCCAGGAATGCCGCGTACGGCGCAACTACAGATTTGGAAGGTAACGGCAGGCGTTGGACAGTGGAACTTGATTATTTGATTTAAACAATCACAAGGAACCGTGATATGGATTTTAATGGTGGTGGTTTTTGGGGTGGTGCTGGCCAGTTTTTAAATGGCCTATTTGGCAATTCTGGTAAGCCTTATGATAAAGCTGCACAGCAGTATCAGGATTGGACAAACAAAGGCGCACAAGTAAACGCCCCTTTTTTCAATGCAGGAGCAGGAGCTATACCAGGTTATCAGAATTGGCTTACTGGACAACAAGATCCCACAAAGTTTATCAATGACTTAATGGGACAATATAACGAAAGTCCATATGCGCATAACCTTCAAACACAAAATATAAATGCAGGAAACAATTTTGCCTCAGCAAATGGACTCTCAGGAAGTTCGGCAATGGCCCAGCAGTTGCAGCAAAACGCCAACAACATATCATCTGGCGATATGAACACTTGGCTGCAAAATGTGCTTGGCATAAACACTCAATATGGGCAAGGCCTCCAAAACCTTATTAATACTGGTCAGAATTCCGCCAACTCTCTTACCAATCTATACAGCAACAATGGCAACAATATGGGCAATGCGGCCTTTGGTGCTGAAAAAGGGCGCCAGCACGATCAAAGCAATTTGTGGGGCGGCCTTTTTAACATGTTTTTTTAAGGGACTAAAATGCCATTACCATTACCAAGTGAATTTGAAGATTTTGTAAGCGGTGCTAGCCGAGGGAACGCACTTAAAAACCTTATGGCACAACGCCGCTACAATGAAGCAAAGGCAGAATATGCGCCAGAATCACTGCTAGCACAAGCTGCATCACAAGCGGCTTACGCAAACAATGTTGGCCCACAATATATAGCCAAGATATTGCAGGATGCGGGATTCAAGGGGAATACATCCGATCCAGTGCTAAAGTCTCTTGTTGAACGCGTACAGAATGCGGGATTGAATGGCAATCCCTTAATAAACACATTGAACCAAAGAATGTTAGAAAGATATGGGAGCCAAGGGCAACAACATCAAAACCCATTGGCATGGCTCTTTGACAAATTTAAAAGCATGGTGCATCCAGAACAAAATAATAACCCGTTAGCCAATGCCGGACAGCAGTCTATGCCACAACAAGGCGGAAATGTATTTAATCAACCGTCGACACAACCACAACCTACTAATCAACCACAGACAAACGAGCTCCCTAAAGGTGCGGCCGTTGACGAAAATGGGACCATAGTGGATGAAAATGGTGATTCTATGACTCCTGTTACGCCACAACAGGCAGCATCCTTAGAGGCACTTAATAGAGCAGAAACGCCCCGCTCTTATCAGCAAAATGAAGCAGGCTATGAACAGGGTGTAGCTCAAGGAAAAGAGACAGGTAAGCTTAACGCCCATGTTGTTACTGACATTGGAAAACAGAATTTAGCCTTGAATGCTGCTTCAACAAACCTTGATGCCATCATTAAGGACTTTAACGATCCTATTTTTGAGAGCATGAGAGCTAAGATACCAGCATTTCAAAGCAAACAACTTAGTGCTTTAAAAGTCCTAGGTACAGCAGAAGAAAAAGAAAAAATTGAAAAGTTTATAGGTGATATAAGGCAATATGCACAGGCAACTGTAAATTCTTTTAGAGGGCCCGCAACAGGACGTGAGTTCAATTTTGCTTCAGGATTAAAGCCATCTGAAAATGACACTATTGAGGCCTTACGAGGAAAGGCACGCTCTCTTAAAGAACTAAATAAAATTGCCTATCAAAAGAACCAGATTATCACCAAGTTAATGGACACGAGAAATAAAAACCCTATGAGCTTGACCGATGCTGTGGAAGAAGCAAATAAAAGAGTTGATGTATCCAAGATAGAAAAAGAAGTAAATAGATTAGTGCATCCTCAAAAAATAGCGACCATAGATGACATTAAGCATATGGCAAAGAAGCACAATAAGTCACCGGAAGAAATTAAAGAGCTCCTGAAAGCCAAGGGGATCAAATATGAAGGCTAAAAGAGAGCCCATTGACTTTCTGGCTGATCAATTTAAAACACAAAATACCACTAAAAGAGATCCTATAGATTTTCTTGAAGAAGAATCACCTGAAAGCCTAATAACCTCTGCATTTTACGCTTCCCCTAGGATTGCAACCGACTTGGCCAAAAGTGGTTATAACTTTGTAACTAAAACATTGCCCGCTGCTTATCAGTCCGCAAAAACCGAAGTTCCTGCGTTCTTAAACCCCATGGAAGTTGTAAGACATCCCTTACATAGAGCCGGCCAAGTTCTGGCAGGAGCTTTGGAGGGCGGTCAAGCTATCAATAGGTTGCCCAGGAACATTGTTGACTATGCTGTAAATAGATTGCATTTGCTCCCAGAAGAATGGGCCGGCAA